TTAGTTCCTTTTTTAATATCTACTTGATGAATTAACGATGATGGAAACATAAACAACTGACCTTTTTTTGTTGAAAAAGACCATGTTTCAGAATTCCATGAATTATAACTTTTAATTAATGGTTTTATAGTTTGATAAAAAACAGGATTAGAAAATTTAATACTGTCATTATCACAATCAAAATAAAACACACCTGATATAATTGAATTAGGGTGTGCATGAGAATGATGATATTGATTTTCTTTTGTATAATTTAACCAAGACTGAGTTATGTCAAGTTTAATATTATTTTGTGTATTTATTATTCTATTTAAATAATCTTGACAACATTCATTTAAAAATTTTTTAATATTTTTAAATTCTTGTTTTTTTAAAATGTAGTTATCTGTGCTTTTAGTATTACCTTCATTATTTTCACAATAATTTTTTTGATTATTTACAAAATCTAATTCATCTTTTGTAAAATCTCTATCTATATTGTTTATATAAATAGGAGTCGAAAATAAACTTTGTATTAAAGGTTCTTTCATTTTTTAAAATAAGAAGGTAATCCTAGTAATGGTCTTTTATCTAAATAGTTTTCTTTAGCTGTTTCTAAACTAGCGTCATTGTAATGTAAAAATACTTGGCAACATTCATCTCCTTTAAATTTTTCTCTCCAATGTTCTAAATCACAACCACGATATATTAACATATCTCCTTGATTTAAATTAACTTCAATACCAGATTGATCGTATTGACCTGTAGGATCTAAATATATTGGATAAGGATCTCCTCCTAAATTTAATGTAGTAGATATTTCGCATGAGTACCTATCTTTGTGTCTAGCTAAAACATCTCCTTTTTTATAAATTCTTGCGTAGGAATATGTAGGACTTAACTTTATTCCGGTATGTTTTTCCATAATAGGTTTTACTTCTTGTAACAAAGTTTCCATTGCAATGTCCGCATAATGACAATAACTATTTGGAATCTGTGTATCATTCCAAACACCAAAATATTGTGTAAAGGGAGAAATGTATTTTTTATCAAATAAAAATTTTGAAACAGCTCTTTTATTTGAAAAATATTTGTAAATAAATTCTGCTACCTCCGGCAATATTATTTTTTTAACTATTAAATATCCGTTTGTTTTAAAAGACATATATTTTTCCTTTCATATTATATAAATGGATAACCTAAATTCCAAATAACTAAACTATTTCTTTCCCCACTTGTAACAGGACACACTCTATGCCACACAAATGAAGGAAATACAACTAAAGATCCTTTAGGTAATATCTCAATACATTTATGCATACCGGTTTCTTTTTTATTAGGGTTTCTATTTCTAAAATCAAATTCTAGTTCTCCACCTTTATAGTCGTTGGGGTCAGATAAAGAAACTGTTACAGATAATTTTCTAACTTTATTATGTTGTGGGTGATTAGTATTATCAACAATATTATAAGGTTTATCCCAAGCGTCACAATGCCAATCATAATATTGGCCTTTTTTATATTTTGTAATTTGACAGGGTTCGGAATGATCCCAATTAAAATTCCAACCTGCTTTTTTATTTGCTTCATGTACATAAGGTTGAATTTCTCTATAAATCCATTGATCACTAGTCCAAGCAATTTCAGAATTTCTTTTATCTAAATTTTCTTTTTCACCTTTATTATCATCAACTTTTGCTTTTTCACTTTTTAATTGATTACCATATTTAATAATATCATCACAGATACGTTCTGGTACCGCTGATTGAAAATAATAATAATAATTTTCTAAATTCATAATTCTTAATTCCAAGTAATTTTTACTTTTTTATTTTTATACCAACAAGGAACAGTATATCTTTCACCTTTTGTTATAGTATTAACACCGTGTATTATTTTGTTTCCCTCAAAACTTATTAATTTACATTTTTCTGGTTTTATAACTTTATCATCAACTACAGTTTCTCCACCTTTAAAATTATCATTTAAATATAATATACTTGTGTATGGATGAAATGAAAAATCTTTATGTTTATCTTGAGATTCATTTTGTAACCATTTAACTATTTCAAAATAATTAATTTCATAATCTTTATTTATAGTTTTAATATAATTATCTAAAAGAGAATAAATGTTTTCTACTAAAAAATTTTTAGGCATGTGTACGCATTGTAAAACTTCTGTTTTTCTATATTTTTTAGAGTATGAATTATTTAAATTAAAATTTTCTTTATGAAAATTAATTAAAGAATCTGATTTTTTATCAGAAATAAAGTTATGTGTTTCTTTCATTACACAGCAATAAACTTATTATTCTGCTGGTTTGTATCCTGTTAAAAGAGTTGCTTCTTCTTGAGTAAGTCCTAAATCTAATAATTTTTGATTACCGGATGCTTTTGTTGTTTCTATAGCATTTTCTTCTGCTACTTGTTCAGCAGTTGGAATACTAGGATCAGTAAAAGTTGTACCATCATAAAGAAAATCAATTTTTACATCATCAGGACAATCAATCCAGACCATACTAGAATGAACTTCAAAATCAACTTCTTGTACATCACAAACTCTACCTTCAAATATTAATGCTCTTTTCATTACTTATACTCCTCTACAATAACAATACCATCACCACCAGCACCGCCACCTCTATTTGTTGGGGGTTGATTTGAAGATGCACCACCACCTCCACCACCTTTGTTGCCAGTTCCTCCATCGTTTCCACAAGAACCAAAACCGCCACCGCCTAAAAAACTATTACCTCCAAAACCACCTGCTCTACTATTTGGAACAGTTCCTTTAGAACCACCGCCGCCGTTACCGCCTCTTAAATTATAATCTCCTCCAGTACCTGTAGCACCACCACCACCAGGAGGGTTTGCCATAGAATCTGCATTAACACCAGCACCTCCACCAGGACCTGAACAAAAAGGACCAAATGAAGAAGTTGAACCACCAGCTTGCGCTCCACCACCAGCACCAATAGTTACTGGTGTACTTGAAGTAGAAGAAACATCTATAGTTTCTATTGCAGTTCCACCTGCACCACCACCTTGACCAGCACCATTGATAAAAGAATTAGGACAACCGCCACCGCCACCGCCACCGCCTGTAACGATAACTCTGACTTTAGTTATACCCGTTGGTCTGTTCCAAGTTCCGTTTGAAGTAAATACTTGCACAGACTCATATCCACCACCTGTTGTAACAAATGATAAAACACCTGAGCCGTTTGTACTAAGAACTTGATCTGCTGATCCATCTGCAGTTGGGTAACTTAAACCATCAAGAACAACTGCTCCTGAACCTTTTGGAGTTATAGCAATACCAATATTAGTGTCATTACCAGATGCAGTAAATGTAGGTTTGTTTCCGGTAGCTGCATTTGCATAAGTTATTTCGTTAACTGCTGAACTTGTTGCGGTTAATAAAAACAATTCATTTCCATTAGTATCTAAAATAGAAGTACCAATTTTAGGTGATGTTAAAGTTTTGTTTGTTAAAGTTTGTGTTCCTGTAAGAGTTACATCGCCGTCTGAAGTTGAGAATCCTGTATCAAAAACACCTGTGTTTGTTGCAACACCATCTGAATAAAGTATTTTAAATCCTTTTTCTCCTGCCCCCCAAGTGACCGTTGCACCTGAACCAGATATTGCTTTTATTTGAACTGTTGGAGTACCTGAACCATCTGTAGTAGCATTATTAATAATGTAGAAATTTTCCATGTTAACAGGAAGAGTAACAACTTGGTTACCTGTTATAGATCCTGTAAGTTTTATAATTCTGTTTTGAGCTTTACCTGTTAATGCTCCATCAGCTACAAGAAGGTTAGTAGTTTGTGCACCACCTGCAATTGATTGTTCTACATATCCACCAGAAATTTGTTCTACTAGATTTAAGTTTGCGTTAGTTTTTGTTCCCCAAGTACCGGCATTTTCACCGGTTGCCATTAGCTCTATACCGAGCTCTGAAAAAGTTGATGCCATAATTTTTGTCTCCTAAATGTTGTATTTATATATTCTATTAAGCTTTAAGTCAAACATGTTATGCAGGTGTTTTGGTTGTATATCCTGTAGTATTTTTTGGTGTTTTGGTTGTATATCCCGTACTATTTTTAGGTGTTAACGTGTGGTAATATTTTAAAATAATACCAGAATCGTTTAAAGTTGTAGTGGCTGTTTGACCTAAACCACTTAAACTGGCTATGGTTAATTGAGTTGTAGTAAGAGCACCTACGGTACTTGTAGATGACTGACCAGCTAACAATGCCGGAGTTATATTTTCTATTGTTAAAGATCCCAAAGATGTTGATGCAGAAACACCTACTATATCAAGAATAGGATTAGATGAAATAGTTATAGCACCTACTGCAGTTTGTGCAGATAAACCTGTTATGCCTATTACATCTGCAGGAGATATACTTCCTACTGCACTTGCAGCTGATAGACCAGGTAAACCTACTGAATGATCATCAACTGATAATAAACCTGGACTTGATTGTAAACTTAATCCAGATAATATAAGTGAAACATCTGATTTAGTGCTTAAAGATCCCGCAGCAGTTTGAGCGGATAATCCTGTAAGACCCATTATCTGATCATCTGGACTTAAAGATCCAACACTAGTTGTTGCAGATAAACCGGATAAATTAAATACAGCTGAGTTAACAGTACCCCAACCATTTTCTCCCCAATCTAAAGTACCCCAACCTGGTTGTACTTCTATAAATTCACTTGGTATATTTAAAGATGTAGTTGCTGTTAAACTTGGAAGTATAACATCAATAGCAGATTCTCCCCAGTTTTCAGCACCCCATGTATCAGAACCCCAACCTGTTTCGTTAAAAGATTCTACTGATCCAACTGTAGATGTAATTGATAAACCGGTTAAAGAAACCAGAACTTCGGTTTGAAGACCGTAACTATTTTGACCCCAGGTGGTTCCGGTTTGGTTCCAAGTGTTAGCCATAAGGATTTACTCCCTATGCTATCTGAACGATTGCGTTGCCTGCAGTTTGAGCTGGGAATTGAACTGTGAATGTGCCGCTTGTTACAGTTTTATCTGCACCAAAATTAATTGCACAAACACTTCTGTTTGTTGTGAATCCTGTAACTGCTGTTGAATTATAAATTAAACAACCTCTTGCTGTAAATGAAGCTGAAGTAAAACTAACATCATTAAATTTTACACATGCTGTGTCACCAGATAAAACTGGATCAGCTGATGGTGTTAATGCTGTTCCGCCTGCAGTGTAACCAGTGTTTGACGCGCCGCCGTCTGTTTGACTTTGACTAACTTCAAGTGTGTTAGTTGGAACTGCGTTAGCTGATGAGGGAGCTGTGTAAACAGTTGTTGATTTACTTAGTGAAGCTGAGTCACTTGAAAATAAAGCTAATTTATATGCGTTACCTGTTGGTGCGCCACTAGCATCATTGAAATTGTGACCACCTTGTAAAATTTCTACTTTAAAAGAATTACATATTGCTGATGTTATTGTCATAAAATTTTATCTCCTGTTACTGAGGCGCTGACTCGATTGGAATTCTAATTGTACCATCCGTGTAATCGTCTCGTCTTCTTCTTCCAACTTGCATTGCTGCAAACTTTTGTAGTTCTGTTTTATATCTATTTTCATATAGTGTCAACATGTCTGTTGGACCTTTTAAAAACATGTATGCTTCTACTAAACATGCATATAATAAACCTTGTGGAAAGTAATTACTTAGATAAGTATTAGAGTTACCATCACCACCAGAACCTAAACCTACAGGCATAGCATTATAATGTATAATATATTGATAGTTTTGATCTGGCGTAGGAGCTACAAATATAGCACCTGAAGTAGCTGTGCTAGCTCCTGTTGTTGCACCACCAAACATAGAATAGTATTTAGGTAATCCCTTAACATTTTGACCTGTAGCACCACCAGAAGGTCCTGTTGCTTCTCCTACATATTCCGTAATAAAAGTTTGATCACGTCTTTCTAACCAGAATCCTTGATCTGTAGTAACTGTTGTAGAATTAAAAGCTTGAACTCCTCTAACAAATAAAGCTTTTGTAGGAACTGTAATACTATTAAAGTTTTGTGCAAATTGTGCTTGCGCTTGAACTCTATCTGAGTCCATTGGAAGATCTAAATTAATTCTATTTTGTGCAGCCATAATAAATCCATCTAGAATAGTTGTAGTAAATACAGTAGATCCAACTTCAGTATAATCTTGAATAGCTTGTTTTAATGTGGTGTAGTTATAACTTGTAAGTCCTGACATAATTAAGCTCTATCATTTACGGGTCCAATTGTACACTGAAAACCGCCTCCTGTTGCTGTGCTTCCAGCATTAGATACTAAAGGCACTGTTATAGAATTAAATTGTTGTTCTGTTGCTTGTG